CTTCGATTTTTCTCCGGGGGTTATATTTGAGGAGGTTTTTTCATGGCCCGAGGAGTAGGGCAGAGGACTTCACGTCCATCGCGACAGATGAGCTGCCCTATGTCTCTAGAGGAGCAGGAGGATCAGTTGGTAACTTTAGCAGTTGATCTTGCCATGAGCCGTCTTCGCGATGGTACTGCAAGTAATCAGCTTATTGCAGAGATAATAAAGATGGGTACAACGAAAGAGAAATTGGCTCAGGAGAAGCTACGTCGAGAGAATGAAATGCTTCGAGCTAAAACTGAGGCTATTGAATCTTCCAAGCTTCAAGGTGAGCTATATTCTAAGGCTATAGATGCTATGCGAATGTACAAGGGCTATGGACAGGAGGTCAGTTTTGATGACACACTGTGATGTTAGGAGTTATCGAGAATTGATCAGGCTTAAAACTTTTGAAGATAGGTATGAGTATTTGCGTTTTAGTTCCCGCATTGGCGATACAACGTTTGGGTTTGATCGATATTTGAATCAATCATTTTACAGATCAAAAGAGTGGATTAAGGCCCGCAGAGATGCCATAGCTAGGGATTTGGGATGTGATCTCTCTTGTCCAGATAGACCTATATTTGGGAGGATTGAAGTTCATCATATTAACCCAATAAGTGCTGAAGATGTTGAGACTGGATCTCCAATGTTGATTTGTTTAGATAACTTGATTACGATTTCTCCAGCCACGCATAAGTTGGTTCACTACGGAATCAATGAGTCTGATCCTATAGGAGGGCGTATTGTTATTCGTACGCCAAATGACACTAGCCCTTGGCTTACATAGTAGGAATAGTGGTGATTATTTTGGAAGAGAGTATTCTCAATACTATAAAGAGTATGCTAGGAATAGATTCCGGTTATGAGCCTTATACTCAGGATCTATTAGTGCATATTAATTCTGCCATATTTACGTTGGCACAGGTTTCTCCAAGGCATTTTAATGTTCTTACCGTTCAGAGCGAGGATGACACTTGGGGTGAATTATTGATTAGTGAGTCTGCTTTGCCTTTTGCTAAACAGTATGTTTATTATAAGGTTAGACTTGCTTTTGATCCTCCAGATAATTCTTCATTGGCTCAGGCTTACAAAGAAGCTGCTGAAGAATTAGAGTGGAGAATTAGTGTATCGGAATAAATAATGTTTATGCCTGAAGGAGGTGTGTATGTGAGTTTAAGCAATACTGCGGTCCCAAAGTACTATGGACAATTTAGAGAAGCTGTCTTGTCTGGAGAAATTCCAGTTTGCCAGGAAATTGCTATGGAAATGGTTAGAATTGATGAGTTAATAGATAATCCTGGCGTGTATTATGATGACGAGGCAGTGGAGGGGTTTGTCAGTTTTTGCGAGAATGAACTAACGCTTACTGACGGCAGCGATCTTCATCTTCTTGACTCATTTAAGCTATGGGCCGAGGAGATATTTGGTTGGTACTACTTTGTTGAAAGAACTGTTTATGAACCTTCAGATGGAATTAATCCAGGAAGATACGTAAGAAAGATGGTAAAAAAGAGGTTAACTACTAAGCAGTTTTTAATAGTTGCTAGAGGGGCAGCAAAGTCTATGTATGGGTCATGTATTCAGAATTATTTCTTGAATATAGATTTGTCGACAACTCATCAGATCACTACCGCTCCGACTATGGCTCAAGCTGACGAAGTTTTGTCTCCAATTAGAACCTCTATAGTACGAGCTAAAGGTCCGTTATTTCAGTTTCTTACAGAAGGTTCTTTACAGAATACTACAGGCTCAAAAGCTAATAGACAAAAGTTAGCCTCTACTAAAAAGGGAATCCAAAACTTTCTTACAGGTTCTTTGCTTGAGGTTCGTCCTATGTCAATAGAAAAGCTCCAAGGCTTACGTTGCAAAGTATGTACTGTTGATGAATGGCTTTCTGGAGATATTAGAGAAGATGTAATTGGTGCTTTAGAGCAGGGGGCTGCTAAAGGTGGCATAGAAGATTACATAATTGTAGCGATGAGTTCTGAAGGTACTATACGAAACTCTTCTGGAGATACAATAAAGATGGAGTTGATGGACATACTTAGAGGTAAATACCGAAATCCTCATGTGTCTATATGGTACTATAAGCTTGACGATATTTCTGAAGTGGCGCATCCTGAAATGTGGTTAAAAGCCAATCCGAATTTAGGAAAGACTGTTTCTTATGAGACTTACCAATTAGATGTTGAGCGTATGGAACACTCTCCGTCTAATAGAAACGATATTCTAGCTAAAAGGTTTGGAATACCTATGGAAGGAAGTACCTATTTCTTTACTTATGAAGAAATTCAGCCGACCATTTCAAATAATGATTTTTGGGGTATGCCTTGTTCCGTTGGTGCAGATCTTTCCATGGGAGATGACTTTTGTGCATTTACATTTCTGTTTCCTCTTAGAGATCAACGATTTGGAGTATCCACTAGATGTTACATAACGTCATTAACTATGGACCGGTTGCCTATGGCCATACGAAAGAAGTATCAAGAATTTTTAGAAGAAGGTAGTTTAATCGTACTTGATGGAACGGTTTTAGATCTAGATGATGTTTATGATGATTTAGATAGATACATCTCTGAATCTCAGTTTGATGTAAGATCGTTTGGATTTGATCCGTATAATGCTAAACATTTTGTTGATAGATGGCAAAATGAGAATGGTCCATATGGTATCGAAAAGGTGATACAAGGAGCAAAAACGGAATCGGTTCCGCTTGGTGAGATTAAGAAGTTGACTTCTGAAAAGATGCTGCTATTTAGTCAAAAAATCATGACTTATTGCATGGGGAATTGCATTGTTATAGCTGATACTAATGGCAATAGGAAGCTTCTTAAAAAGCGTCACGAAGATAAAATTGATTCGGTGGCAGCATTAATGGATGCATATATCGCTTATAAATTACATAAGGATGATTATTAAACGTTATTACGCGATGAAAGAAGGAATTGCCCGTGTCGATATATGACGATTACTTAGCTCACCATGGTATTAAAGGTCAAAAATGGGGAGTTAGGAGATTTCAAAATGAGGATGGATCTTTAACGTCCGCTGGTAAAGAAAGGTATGGGGCAAAAGGTTCTTCCAAATCTCTTAGTGATGAGCAAAAAGCAAAATTAAAAAAAGCTGCAAAAATAGCAGCAATAGGCGTCGCAACAGCAGCGGCTGCATATGGTGCTTATAAATTAGGTCAATCGGGGGCAATAAATGGGCCTACTAGATTACCTCAATTACCTTCACCCAGACAGACATCCTCCGATCGACAAACTAGAAGAGAACGAATGCGAGACGCCGTTCATACAAATAGATTAAGTGATGATGAACTAGCTATAAAGATAAATCGAATAAAAAAAGAAATGGAATTAAGAGATTTGACATATAGACAAATGACTACATCTCCGGACCCTATAGTTCAAGCTGAAATTAATGCTGGAAGAAAAGTTTTAGAGACTTTATCAGTTGGTGTTGGATTATATACGGTTAAATCTATTCTTTCTAAGAAATTTGATCCACGTGAAGCGGCTACATATGTTGCCCCTAAACCCAAGAATAAGTAATTTGGAGTTGCACAGAAAGGTTGTGAGATAATGCTTACGCAGATATATGACGACTACTTAGCTCATCATGGCATTAAAGGACAGCATTGGGGTACAAGAAGATTTCAAAATGAGGATGGGACTCTTACTTCTGCTGGAAAAGCTAGGTATAATTCTCCTGAGGGAGGAACAAGACTTTCTGGATCAGTAGCAGAAACAAAAAAGTTGAGTGGTAGAAATTCGAACGGTACAATAAAAAAAATAGCAAAAGCTGCCGCTATAACAGCTGCTGCCGCAGGGATTGCGTATGCGTCATACAGAATTTCTAAGAATGGTAATATTTCGTTAAATGATTTGAAGGGTAAGGGCATTGATGCTATAAATACCGGAGAGTATCACATCAAAAATGCTAGTAAGATGATGCAGTCTACAATAAGTAATGCAAAAAGTAAAGCAAAAACTCTAATTAATGAGCATAGAGCTTCGAGTGCATTACGAAAAGCAAATACGGAATCTAGATCTGCCCAAAAAGGTAGTAACAATTCTAATAGAAAAAGACAATTAGATGTATTGTCAAGTGTAGAATATGAGTTTCGTAATGCACCAGGTAGTAAATGGATTGGAGGAGCGAATGATTTTACATCTACTAAAAACATTGGATCCGGCATTCGTAGAAGGGTTGCCAATCGAGGCATTAATAACAGAGTATCGCGTGTTGGAATAGACGTAGTGGGTGATAAAAGTAAGTACTCCAACAAATAAGAAATGAGGTTGCTTATGCCTATATATGACGACTACTTAGCTCATCATGGCATTAAAGGTCAGAAATGGGGGAGTTAGGAGAACTCCAGAACAGCTAGGGCATGTTTCTAACAAAAGAGAATTAGTTACTATTAATGAAAAAAA